TTACTGTTTCATTTACTTCAATAATATGTTTTACGCTATTTTCATATTTTTCTTTAGTTTCAAAACTTGTTTCCAAAGGTATTATTGTATTAGGAAATTCTTCATCCAATAATGCATCTTTACTATAATGCCAATCACGTATAGCATCATGAGATATTTTATTTCCATAAATAAATTTTAGTCCTGTATTTTTTTCAAATTCTTGAATTTTATTTTTTTTACAAATCGTTGTATCATCTTTGCATTGATGAAAATTAAAAATATTAAAAAAACTAATATTTATACATTGTTCAAAACATTTTTTTTTGAATATATGTTTTTGTGTTGTCATGTGTGCCTTATGATGTGATAATTGGTCAGGTTTTGTTTTACATATATTACAACAATACAAAGTTCCAGCAAGTATTTTTGGTTTAGTTTCCATTATAATATAACTAAATATTATATTTAAGTTATTTAACCGAAAAAAAGTTAAATAACATAAAAAAAGTTATTTTCCTAAAGTTTTAAATTATTTTACTCTACTTTTTCTATGCCGAACACATTTCGCAAATTTCATCGTGTTCTTCGGAAGTATCTTTTGCTTCTGGTTCAATTGTAAATTGCTGTGCTTGATGTTTTGCCTTACGTCGTAAATAATAAATACCTGTTTTCAACCCTTGCTTCCAAGAGTAAAAATGCATAGATGTCAATGTGTTATAAGTCGGATCTTCTACCCATAAATTTAAGCTCTGGCTTTGACAAATAAAAGCGCCACGGTCTGCAGCCATATCAATTACATGTTTCATAGGAATTTCCCATACAATTTTATACTTATTACGTATGTGTTCTGACAAATTAGTCAATTGTTGAATAGAACCCTTATTTTGAATGATATTGTTCTTAATTTGTTCATTCCACAAACCCAATTGTAGTAATTCTTTCATTAAATATTTGTTTACTACTACGAACTCGCCGGCTAAGGTACGTCTACTATATATATTGCTTGTAAACGGTTCGAAACACTCATTGTATCCGAGAATTTGTGATGTGGACGCAGTGGGCATTGGCGCGACGAGCAAAGAATTTCTTAGTCCATTCTTAACAATAGAATCTTTTAACGAAGCCCAATCATAACGATTCGATGGCGTTACATTCCACATATCGAATTGTAAAATGCCTTTGGATGCGGGCGAATTAACAAAAGAGCTATAGGCGCCGATTACCTTTTCTGGTAAGAAAATTTCTCTACCAATTAACAAACGCATTTTTTGAAAATCTTTTAACTCCTTATATTCCAGCTTTCTTTCAATCGCCATTTCATTACTTTTCTCTAAAGCCGCATGATAAATCGTTTCAAAAATCTGTTTATTAATTTCTTTCGCTACTTCAGAATGAAACGCGATATCCATTAAAACAAATGTATCTGCTAGACCTTGAACACCTAGTCCAATAGGACGATGCCGTAAATTGCTGAGCTTTGTTTTTTCTGTTGGATAGAAATTGATATCAATGACCCGATTCAAATTATACGTTACGGTTTTGACTACCTTATGTAGCGCATCATAATCAAATTGTTTTGTTTCCGAATTTACAAACGCGGGCAAAGCGATCGATGCTAAATTACAAACCGCGGTTTCATTTTCATCCGAGTATTCAATTATTTCAGTACACTGACCCGTTAGAATACCATTAAATACTCCCATGTGGCGTTTCGGCTCCGTAAAACAATAGGTATCCGATTGACGTCCGAAATCGGATAAACTCACGACTTCCATGTATTCATAAGATTCATCTGAATTACTTGTCGGCATATTACATCCAATCAAACGCATTCCTAGCCTCAAATCTTGCGCATCAATTTGTTTTACATATGTCACTTCTTGTAAACAATCGTAGTCACCATATACCTTCTCTGTTACAGAAACATAAAACTTGTGATAAGGAGTACACTCAATTGATTTATAACTTTTGAGTGAAAAGGCAGAAGGTCTACAAACCACCTTGATAATCCTTTGGTCTGTTCCCGTTTTCTTTATCGTAACCTCTGAAAACTCGGACCCATTCCAAACGTTGACTAATTGATTCTCAAGACCACCAATGGGTAAGTGTCCATTATCGGTTAGTACAAGCGTTTCCGGTACCACACACAAATTCGAGCTTTTAATAGTGCCCAAGTTTTGCTGGTTTGACTTTTTATTCGCCGCATCCTTATACAGTAAATAAGGCGTACCAGTCTCCATTTGTGCGTCTAATATTTTTACCCACAAGTCGCGGGCTAATACTTTTGCTCTGGCTTTTCCAGCAGCCTCATACTTTGTATACAGTTTTACGAATTCTTCGCCGCAGCAGTCACTGAGTCCGGGACATTCATTTGGACAGAAGAGTGACCATGAACCATTCTTTTCTTTTACGCGCTCCATAAACAAATCTGGTATCCACAGAGCATAAAATAGGTCACGGGCTTTCAACTCTTCGTCACCGTGGTTTTTCTTGAGTTCCAAGAAGTCGTGAATATCCGCGTGCCATGGCTCGGCATAAATCGCAAAAGATCCATTACGTTTATTGCCTCCTTGGTCTACATAACGAGCTGTATTATTGAATACGCGCAACATCGGCACAATTCCATTAGATGAGCCATTTGTGCCTTGAATATGACTACCCTTTGCGCGAATATTGTGAATATGAAGACCAATTCCTCCAGCCCATTTGGAAATTTGCGCACAATCCTTAAGTGTATTAAAAATGCCCTCGATGCTGTCGTCTTCCATACCTATAAGATAGCACGAACTAAGCTGAGGTCTAGGTGTGCCAGCATTAAACAACGTAGGAGTCGCATGTGTGAAGTATTTTGAAGACATTAAATCATAAGTTTCCTTTATTAATGATAATGATTGATCGGTGTTGGCTGATTGGTGATGAATCGCAACGGCAACGCGCATCCACATATGCTGTGGGCGTTCTATAACCTTGTTATCATGTCTAAACAAATAGGCTCTTTCCAATGTTTTGAAACCGAAATAATCGATTAAATAGTCACGATTATAATCAATCATATTATCAAGAACATGTACGTTATTTATAACAAAATCATAAAACGAGTCATCTAAAAGCGGTTTTTCCTCACCCTTGGAATTTGTGAAATTATATAATTCTATTACAATGGCGGAAAAACTAGCATCCGTATTTTTCTGATGATTAGAGACTACTATTCTAGCAGCGAGTGTACCATAATCTGGATTCAATGTGGATAAAGCAGCACATTGTTCAGCAGCTAATTCATCGATTTTTGTTGTCGAGATGCCGTCATACAACTGTTCGATAACCTTCATTGTTAGTTGCGGGTAATTTATGCTAATATTCGCTTCTAGACCTAGTTTTCTGATTCTGCTTAATATTTTATCGAACGCAATATCCTCTAATTGGCCATTTCTTTTTGTAACGCGCATTCCGAGTGTTTCCATTTTATTATATTTGTTAGTTTAATTTTAAGTCCATTTTATAAAAAGATTAAAAGATTAAAATACTTTATTACTTTTTATAAAAGTATATTATATGAACAACACTTTTATTAAAAGTATTCTATTTTTATCCATATTGTTAGCGCTAAGTCTTTATTTAGGTCCCTTTTATAGAAAAGAAGGGTTTAAATCGGATTACTTTGCCAGTCTAAGACGAACCGAAGGCATTTATCCTATCTCTGTAAACGAGGCCATTTTGGACGATTATCCTAAAATTGGTAAAAATGAAGTGTCGGATGATTCTGCTACTGAAATATGGTGGCATTACCCAATATTCACTTTACCATCTTTTAAACAACAAACTAACAATTTACGATACCGATATAATCCGGATGAAGGTACATGTACGCGCTCCGAATTTTGCGGTGCTTTATATCACGATATTAAAAATAAATCCAATGAAGTATATCCTTTACCTCCGGCTCAAGAGGGTTCGGGAGCGCGCGTTGGCTATTTTAGAACCGAACCCAATTATTTGTATTACTCCATTCCTACAAATGAAAATATATTGTATTAGGACTCCAAAAACTGATTGTTGTCTATATCCTTTTTTATAATTGTTATTTTACCGGTTAGCTTATCTAACTGTAATAGACAATGATTGTTTGCTGACTTAGTCATAATTTCAAACGCATTTTCCTTTTTTATTCTGCGATTGGGTGCTCTATGTTCATATCCATCCTTTCGCTCTTTTTTTATGGTTGCCCATATATCCTCTATTTCCCAAACGTTATTTTTAAACCATTCTTTATTTCTCGGAACTAATACACAGCTCATTTGGTCTAGTTTCCAATAAATAAATTTCATATATATGTATCCATATTCTGCCGATTGATATAAATTCAACGTTTTCTCCTCCCATGCCAAAATATCTTGCGGATGTATATACTCCAATGGTTTGTAAACATAAAATGGTTTACCCTCTTTAGTATGAAAGTAAATCATTATCCCCTTCATTTTATCCTCTTTTGACAAACAAACATTTGTGAAATCATTTCCATCTTCGTCTTCGAATTCCATTTCATTCGCGTCACTTATAAATGATTGATGATCTGAATATTCAGTAAAACGTGTTTCCAAAAAGTCACATTCGTCTAATCCGCAAACCTCCATTTGTATTTGCATTTGTATCCAATATTCCTTTTTGGGTATACCATCAATTTCTCGATTCACAATGTTTTTGATTTCCAACATGCGACCGTAACGTTTGGATTTTACATCCACATTGATGCCATCCGGCGAAGCACCCAGAAATTTATAAACATCGTGTTGGATACAACCAAAATCATCGACCTTTGTCTCATAGATATGCTCATATATTTTTACGGATAGTGGCTCATATTTTTGCCCCCAGTGTAGTGTCGTATTCGTATTTACTAACACGATCTCTTTTGAACAATCATTATCATTATTAATCGGCTGACATTTTTCATAGATTAGCTGATTTTTCGTCGGTTGATTTTCGAATGCTTTATATGCGTTTGACGCGGTAATTAAATTATGACGGAATTCATACCATTCTTTTGTTCTTTGGTCGGGCTGCGGTTTTGCTTTTAAAATACGTAATGTTTGTTTTATTTCTTTATAGTTCGGTTCTTTTAAAATACAAGTATCTGGATAAGAACGCGGTTGAAAATGATGTGTAAAAAAGTCCGTTTTTGCGTGCTCTATCACTTCCTCCAATTCGTCTTCGGCTTCTTCATTATAAAATATGTTGGATTCGAAGTGTGCGTATAATAGTTCTTGTATATTTTCATCGAAAATATCATCAAATTCGGGTTCCGAAATGATTTTCGGATTATTGTTCATAAATTCTGCCATTAATTGCAAGCACGTTTCATATAGTTCTAGCCATTCTTTTTCATTTAAAAAGGTCGCATCTTTATCTGGAACTATTAGGTAAGTTATATCTATTAATTCTGTCGACATTTATAGTTAATTGTAGAGTTGTTTTTATATTTTAATAATTGATTGAATTATAAAATATAAAATATAGATTTGAAAATTTAGTTTAATTTGTTTCATTATCGTCATCACCATCACCATCACCATCAGAATCATCATTACATTTTACATTTTTTACGGTGCCTTGCTTGCGTTTTGGTGCTAATCCTTTTAAAGTTGACACCCTTTTATCTATATTTTTTAATGTAAAATGATGGCTTTGTTTATTATAAAAGAGTGCCGGAATATCCTTTATTTCACCCGTTTCCTTATTATACAATATGTCCTTTACACGTTGTAGCTTTTTCTTGTCTAAACAATCTTTGAAAAATGCGACCAGTTGACCATGTTCTTCTTCTGAAAGCTGATTCTCTGTTTGATAATTATTCGCAAATAATATCAATTTACGAATTTTTGCGGTTTTATCAAGTTTACTCCATGGCTCACTAGCATTACAAATCTTTTCATTCTCCAAAAATTTATCCAATTGTGTTAAGTCGCTTGTTGATTTAGATATTGGCCAAGAACTTCCATTGAGTATCATTGTTTTATATTTAAGAGATTTAACTTCATTGCTTTCAGTTTGAATTTCTCTACTCATTTATATGGTATTATATGAAGTTAATTTTAACTTAGTTTTTTATAATATAAATAAATAATATAAGAATATCAACTATATAACATAGAATATTTAATTTGTTATATAATAAAAACAATATATTATGTATAGGATATATGGATAATCCATCTAATGTTAAATCATTAATGATTGTGGAAAAAATAAATCCAAAAACAACAAAAAAAATAAATTACGAAAAAGAGAAAAAAATGCGGGTAGAAACAAAAACATGGGGTCTCACAGAACAAGAATTGGAACATACTAATCAAATTAATGTTTTGAAAAATAATATTGATGATAATGATAAATATACGTCGATGTGTCTTAGTCATATAAGAACTAAATTGTCCGGATACAAACAACAAGATATTCTAAAAAAGAAATTAGATGATTCCGAGTTTGTTAGTTTTAATGAAGTTGTAACTCTCTTACGTGATTGTGAATTAAAATGCCATTATTGTTCTCAAGAAGTTTATATTTTATATGAGAGAGTAAGAGAAATGAAACAATGGTCGCTGGATAGAATTGATAATAATATAGGTCATAACAGTGGTAATTTAGTCATAGCTTGCTTAGAATGTAACTTAAAACGGCGTCGAACTAACAAAGATGCGTTTATGTTTACCAAGAATTTGGTTATTACTCGGGAGGGATTGTAATTAAATTATTATTCTTTTTGGCCTTCTTTTTATCCTTCTTCTTTTTATTCTTCTTCTTCCTTTTTTCTGCCTCTTGTCTAGCCTTTTCATCTTCCTCTAGAGATTCTTGAACAGTTTCATCTTCCTCTACAGATTCTTCTTCTACAGATTCTTCTTCTACAGATTTTTCTACAGATTCTTCTTCTACAGATTTTTCTACAGATTCTTCTTCTACAGATTTTTCTTCAATTACAGTTTCATCTTCTTCTACAGATTCTTCAGTTATAACAGTTTCTTGAATAGTTTCTTCAGTAATAACAGCTTCTTCTATAGATTCTGGAACAATTTCTTCAACATCTTCTTCAAATTCAGTAGTTTCTTCAGTAGTTTCTTCAGTAGTTTCTTCTACAGATTTCTCTACAGATTTCTCTTCAGATTTCTCTTCAGATTCTTCAACAGTTTCTTCAACTTCAACAGTTTCTTCAGTAGATTCTGGAACAATTTCTTCAACATCTTCTTCAAATTCAGTAGTTTCTTCTACAGTTTCTTGAGTAGTTTCTTCTACAGTTTCTTGAGTAGTTTCTTCTACAGTTTCTTGAGTAGTTTCTTCTACAGTTTCTTGAGTAGTTTCTTCTTCAGATTTCTCTTCAGATTTCTCTTCAGATTCTTCAACTACAACAGTTTCTTCTACTGATTCTGGAACAATTTTTTCAATTACAACTGATTCCTCTTCAGATTTCTCTTCAGATTCTTCAACTACAACAGCTTCTTCTACTGATTCTGGAACAGCTTCTTCTACTGATTCTGGAACAATTTTTTCAATTACAACTGATTCCTCTTCAGATTTCTCTTCAGATTTCTCTTCAGATTCTTCAACTTCAGTAGCTTCTTCACTAACAACAGTTTCTTCTACAGTTTCTTCTACAGTTTCTTCTACAGTTTCTTCTATAGATTCTTCTACAATTTCTTCTACAATTTCTTCTACTGATTCTGGAACAATTTCTTCTACTGATTCTGGAACAATTTCTTCTACTGATTCTGGAACAATTTCTTCTACTGATTCTTCAGTTATAACAGTTTCTTCAAAAGTTTCCTCTACATCTACCGCAACATCTTCCACAATTTCTTTTACGGTTTCTTCTTCAGTTACAACTACGGTGTCTTTTAAGTCTTGTTCTTCAGATTGTAAATTATTAGAAGTATTCGAATCTCCCAATATTTTTTTAATCCATTCAATAAAATACTTCGTATAATGTTTGCCTTCATATTTCTGAATATTATTCATACCATCAATAAAAATAACTCTTGGTAATTCATTCCCAGTAGATTGGATTCTAGGAAACAATTTTAAAATAGCGCCAGCTGGATCTACCAAAAACTTAACTAAAACAACATCATCGCTACTAATAAATTTCTTATACGCTTGTAATAAGTACCATTCATTTGAACTTTCAATAGATGTTTTTTCAAGTGTATAACATAATAAGAAAATCTTTTTACCATTAGTAATTAATTGCATTAATCTCGAGTAATTTGTGTTATCAATATCTAATACTAACATATATTATTAATTATATTATTTTTTGTTTGCAAATAACGTTTTCTTCTAAAATATAATTTCGTAATTATATTCATTATATAAAATCATAAATAATAATGAATACATGGAAATGGAGCAAAGGAGAACCATACTATAAAAGTGCTCGAACTAACAAAAATGAAAAAAAGGTCGTGGTCCACGATGAAACCAACCTAGATTTCGATTCGCAACAAAACGCAATTCACCAATCTTTAGAACAAAATTCGTTTTTTAATCAAGACGCAGATATGCTATCGATAACAAATTCCATGTTTTCTAGACACAGTAATGAAATTGGTACCAGACGAGAAGATTTGGATACTAAAATTGCCGATAGAGAAATGGTATCACAGCGCGGTGTGAATCCGTTTTTACAGACAAGTTATGTGAACGATATCGTTACGCGTGATATGTTTTTAAAACCCATTAATACTACACAAGGTCGTACTAAAAATACGGATCAAGAATCATCAACGAATTATGCTCCTACAGTTTCATAGTGAATTTATATGCTTTTTACACACATTGTATGTAATAAACGGTTGACTAAATAAGCCAAAAAGGTATTTAATAATACCAATGCGGAATTAACTATAAACATGATATTCAACTGCTTGAAATGCGTTAACGCAAAATAAAGAATGGAAATCGCGCTAAATAAGAAGCCTAATCCGAAAAGAATCGATAAAGCGTAAAAATAAACGCAATATTCGCGAGGCAATGGCCCAAAGTACATGTTTAACAAATCGTTCATTATATAATTAATTTTTATTTTATTTTTTTATATTTATTTTATTATGCTTTTTATCGTTTTATCAAAATACTTTATTTTAATAAAACTACTTAAACAATTGTTTAAAAACTTAAGTAATGACTACTGCTACTACATATTCAACCCAAAACGATTTACTGCTAAAAAATCTGCTTACCTTTTACAAGACTGATATAAATGGTGTATACGATTCAGAAAATAACTTGGATCAAATGTTGCGCATTATTACCGGTGAGTCGAAAATATCCTTACGCATTGTCGACTGGTTTGCTACCAATTATGCGAAAAAGTATTACACGCTTTATACGATTGACCAGAGTCAAGATAATGTCCAGCGGCGATTCAAAGTATACGACGATTACAAGTTGAAATTGAAAGCTTACAGCAAAAGACGTTTTGACCCTTTTTGTCGCTGGGAACGCATCAGCATTCCTTATACCGATGGAAAATTTATTGAGACCACAATTGGCCAACTCAATTTCTTCAAATGGGCGCTAGAAAATAAGGTCGTCGATTATATTGAGAGCAATTATGATGTCATTGAGAAGGATATGAATTCACGTAATAGCACGTCGAAGCGCAAGGAACAGATTGTCGACAATTCGAAGACGAGAAAGAAGCGCGAAGAGTTGTCGATATCGGCGACTAAGAGCATAAAGAAGGAGAAGGTGGAGATTGTGGTACAATTTAATTGAGAGGTTTGATCGGTTTCGTTTTTCGAAATCGAAAACAACTTTGTAATAAAATAATATAAAGAGAGTCCATTTATATTATTTATAAAATGGAATCACTAAACATAGTTGAACTCATTGAAACTAACCCAATCACCAAGTTTTCGAGTGATTATAATAACAAATTGTTAGTAAAAATCAAAAATTCTTTCACCAATTTTGAGCAACAAATGTTTTTATCTAGCTTTTACTGCTACTTAAAGTATCATCCTACTAATGATTTTGTTATTGATTTAGATGACGTGTGGAAATGGTTGGGATTTAGTCAAAAAATTAAAGCAAAACAGCTGTTAGCAAAAAATTTTACAATTAATGAAAATTATATATGTTCGCCTTACGTGGAGGTAAAGCAAGATTCAAAACATGGTGGTCAAAACAAGGAAATATTCATGTTAAACGTTAAAACCTTTAAATCGCTTTGTCTGAAAACGGGAACTAAAAAAGCCGACGAGATTCATGATTATTATATGAAACTGGAAGACATAATTCAAGATCTTCTTACAGAAGAAAGTATAGAATTAAAGAATCAACTAGAACAACAAAATAAAGTGTTAGAACAACAAACAATAAAACTGGAAGAAATAACTCTTTCATCGGAAAGAGAAAAGGAATTATTAGTTGAAAAAACATTGATTGAACAATTTCCTTTGAATACACAATGTATATATTATGGCAAAATTGATAACAAAAGTTTAGGACAAGCACATCGGTTACATAATGAAACGCTAATTAAATTTGGTCAAAGCAATAATTTGGCTGAACGTGTAAAATGTCATAAAAAGAATTTTATGAATTTTAGATTGGTCGCAGCATTTAAAGTGAAGAATAAGATTGAAATTGAAAACGCCATTAAAAAACATCCTATGCTTAAAAAACAAATGCGCATTTTAACTGTCGAAAATCCAGATTATAAAGAGGAAAACTATAGAGAAATTTTGGCATTAGATGATAACCAATTTACATTAGATAAAATAGATGGATATATTCGTGAAATAATTAAACAAAATGAGTATAACATTGAAAATTACAATTTGTTAGTTGAAAAAAATAGTCAATTAGAAGATACTATAAGACAAATGGAAAACGAAATTAAGGAGAAGAATAATATAATAGAAAACACCAATAAAGAACTTCAGAATTATAAATCAGATGTTACTGCGGATTCCAAGAGTAAAATAGCTAGTAATTTTGCTATTTGTAAATATGGGTATTATTTATATGCGTTTGAAAGTGAGCCGATGCGATATAAATGTTCCATTGTGAGACAAAAGGACTTTGAATATGTGAATAAAAATCTAAAAGAATTAGATTCAAATGGGGAAATGAAATATTATACGAAAGTATCCTATCCTTTTTCGGAAAAAGTAATGATTTTTTTGTTAAAACAAAATTGTACTTCCGTAGGAACTAACAAATTCGAAAGTAGCTACGAAATTATTAAAAAGATTTTGGATATTACCGTTAAATTAGAATCACTATTAATTGAAAAAGGCGATCATCTTGAGTTATTATCTGATATATTTGATGGTAATAATATTGGGTCGGTAGAAGAACATGTAGAGCCAGATGAGCCAATTGTTAAAAAAACGAAGCGTTCTATTGACCAAATCAATAAGGATACTGGAGAAATTATAAAGTCATATGAAAGCATAGAAGCGGCTGGACGATCTCTTGGCTTAACTACCGGAACAGCCGTGGGAATTGCATTAAGGGAAAAACGAGTATGTAAAGGGTTTTTATGGCGATATTCTGGTATCTCTAAGGAAGACCAGTATTCAGAACAACCCGTAATAAAAGTATGTTGTGCTACTGGTGAAAACACATTTTTCAAAACCATTGCCGCTGCGGCAAAAGACGCAAAAATAAGTCAACCGGCATTACGACAACGTATCATAACAAAAGTCCATCTGAATGGATATCATTGGGTATTCGACAAAACCGCATCCCATTATTAAATCATTTTACATGTAATCAACCAAAATTA